TCGATTGGCTTACCGTCTTTAAGGTTATGTTTCTTCTCGTAGTTGGAAACTGCGGTCTTGGAAGCATCCCCGGCACGGAAATCACCATAGGAATTAAGCACGTCCGAAAAACTGATACCCTCAACAATGGAGTTTACTTTTGTCTCGTCCGTTACGCCCTCTGCCTTCTTAGTGGCAATTCGGGTTAAGATAGCAGTGTCCACCCCAGTGAATTTCTGTTGCAGTCCTGCCAAGATTTGTTCTAAGATTGTCATACCGTATGAATTATTAAATTTGAAATTCAATTTACGGAAGTAAAAATACCACCAATGCAGATGATTAGTAAATATTTAAGCTTCCCATTCACGACAATGGATTGATTGTCGTGAATACGGTATAAAAGTAAGGAGGAAACAATTAAAGGGGAAATAATTAGGTTAGTGAAAACCGGCAATTAAGCTATTGTTGGAAAATGATATAAAAAAGGCGTGAAACCAAATGGAATCACGCCTACAAAATTATTAATATACTTATTTCTTTTTACTTTTTATAGCAAACAAAATAATTGGAAGTAAGTTTACAGCAAGTTGTACTATGTAATTAATATATGCTCTTCCTAATATAACAGGAATAAGTCCAAATAGCCATTGGGTCACCCATATAAGTAAAGTAATCCCCCCTATTCCTATTATCATTCCAAACATTGAATTCAATCTATTATCACCGGATGAAAAAGGTATATAAAGTAGCATAATCGATAAAAGCACTAAACAAAGTATCCAAAACGAAGATGCAGTTGCAGTATGCCATAACTGGTTTCTTTCGCATAATGGAAAAATACGTTCTATTTCAAAAGAGTCGCTATTATCATTTTTATCCGAAATATCAGGGGTGTGAGACACATCTTCATTCTCAAACAGCATAGCAAATTGCTGAAATATATTTTTCCTATTTACAGCATCATATAGCATTTCATCCAAATAAGAAACAATTATAGTATCAGAAGAACTTCTTTCTTTTACTTCCTCTATTTTTGATAGATATTCTACCTTTTTACTATTTGCATAATAATAAAAAAAACCATAATAGTCTACAAAGAGAAACACTATTATGATGAGAAATAAAGGAATAGTAATTTTCGGAGTCAATGAGATTCTTTCATTTGAAAAGAAATCCCATATTTTATTAAGAAAATCCCCCTCCATTATACCCCTAATACTATATTGGCATCAATATTTAGCTTCCGGCTTATCTCACGAGCAACTTTCAAAGTTGGTTCACATTTACCGGATATATAATTACTTAGCCGTGACGGGCTGACACCAACTAACTTTGCAAGTGATTTTTGATTAAGCCCCATTTCGTACATACGAAGTTTAAGAACATCCACAAGCGTTGGTTCTCCCAATGCAAAATGTTCTTCGGAATAATCAGCAACCAAATTAGAAAGAAGCTCCAATTCTATGCTATTGGGGTCATTCAAAGGAGTATCATCTTTCACCAATGGAAGAAGTTCCTCTACTCTTTTCACCGCCCATTCATACTGGGCTTGATTTTCTATCTTTGTCATAATCCTAAATATTAGCGCAATCTATTTTATCATATTCTTTATGAGTACCAATAAAGCGAACATACACAAATTGAATGGTGAATTTAATCACTACTACCAAACGATAGTTGTTACCTTTGATGTTAAAAACATAGTGCTGATTACCCACATTATCAACGCTATTAAACGTTTTCTTAATATCGGCAAAGCAAGTCCACTTGCTTCTTTTCACAATGGTAGTCCATTCTTGCAAAGCAACCTTTGAATCGGGATGGTTCTCTGCATATTCTTTTAATGCTTGTTCGGTAAATATTCTCATTGGTTACTCAATTATCGTGCGACAAATATATATATATAATTCTATAATTCAAAATTATATTCTAATATTTGTAATTTGAAGAATAAAAAAATAGCGGCAACTCCGAAGAATCACCGCTAACTACTCTATTTTTCTTATCACAAATTATAGACTTCGTAATTTTTCTGACCTAGAAGTGTTTTTCTGTTCTATTTTTCTGATTTCCTTCATAAAAGCCTTACAAATGAGCCAACACAAATACCATCTCTTAGGCTTGATTCTTAGAATTAGGCTATTTCCCTTCGATATTACTTCTTGATTGTACTTTTTCATTCTGTTCCTCCTTAATATCTTTAAGCTCTTCCTCTATGCGATCCGCGTTCCCAGCAAACATGATCCCCTCACGAGTTGACCAAATGCCACCACTTACAGCAGAAACAGCAGTATTTACCTTGTCGTTCAAATCATCAATCATATACGGAACCAAATCCGTTTCGATGTCGATAGTTTGGGATACCTTGCTAAACTCGGTTGGATTGATAGAGCCTAAAGCGGAAACAATGAAATTTACTCTCCGTTGTAGGAACTCTCCGATAACTTCACCATGATTTTCTACCGCCATGTGTGCCCCCATGAACATAAAGCGGAAAGCAGTACCGGAAGCCTTACCCACACCTTTCAGCGTTTCAAAAGAAATACGTGGAGTATTGGACATATCATAAGCCATATTAGTAAGCGTTTCTGCTTCAAATTTAACCGTATCAGGGACTTGGTTCCATGTCAGATATTGGGCATCCGCACCTTCACCTGTAAGTTTGACCATTCTATCTTTAACCTTACCCATGAAACCCTCTACATCACCAATTAGCTTCAACAGTGGGAAGAAATGATAGTCTATGCAGTCGGCATAATTGGATAAAAGTTTCTCCAAGCGTATACGGAAGGTTTTTATCTTCTTGCAATAAGGTTCAGGACGGTAGGCATAGAGAACCGGCAGTTTGGGGAATCCGTGAACGAAAGAAATTCTTTCTTCATACCCTTTAGATAAATCCCATTGATAGACTGCTTTATCCGTGATAGTCATAAAGCAGGTAACTTCCGAATCATCCATGAGCTTTTTCTTGTACTCACGGGAGAAAGCAATCATCTTGCCTTCATCGTTGAAAAACGGATAAAGTTTATCCCCTCGGAATGGTGACCACAACACGCTTTTCAACTTCTTAGTAGGCTTTACCTTACCTCCAAAGGTAGTCTTCACTTTCTTCCAAAACTTCGCCCAGAACGAATCATCATCGGTCGCGTACCAATACTCGGCTACCTCTTGCTCGGATAACCAGGAACGGACAATCTTCTTGTTCTGGTATTTGATTTTATTGGATTTGAATACAGCTTTGACCGCATCCAACAGCTTCTTTTCGTCATCATCAGTTGGAGTGCAATCCATAGACGGTTCTGTGCCGACCGTGAAAGCGGTTTGAATGTTCACTATATCCTGCTCCAAAGGAATGGAGATACGGTTCACCGGTTCGGTTTTGTACTGTGCTTCAATCTCATAAGTCTTGCCGGTCTTTTCATCGAAAACTTTTTCCGCTTCCTTTTCAAGAACTTTTCTATCTGGATATTTCTCTTTATCCACCATGATTTCATGACGTTCCGGATTCCAATCATCCCAAAGTTTACAACGGTCGGGAAGTTCAGTCTTTCTACCCTTCTTCAAATAGCTTATCTTCTGCCCGATATCGGGCAATGCTAATATTTCTTCTAAACTCAATGGCATAGCTTATATTTTTAGTGTGTGAATATTCCTGTTAAATCTTTCGGTTTCAAAATGCGTCCAAGCAAACAACCCAATACATAATATCTAATGGCATCCATCAAATGATTATATTCATCTACTGGCTCATTGATGTAGTTTCCATCCTTATCTTTGTCCCAAACATATTTCCGAAGTTCAGTAATAAGATTGTAAGAGCGTTCTGTTACAAAGAACTCCATGTCTTTAATCTTATCAATACCCGCTTTGATTGAGCCGGGAAACTTATCTACCGGATAGATATTCACGCCTCTGTTCTTTATCTCTTGAATTAATCGAGGATCTTGTGAATCAGCAAACACTTTCATAGAGAAAGGCTTTAACCTGTTGGCAATAGCCGACGAAAGCATATCCGTTTCATAGAAAAGTTCATCAACATACAAACGGTTATCAATGATGCCACATCTTACAGCAGCGGAAGGATCATTAGTAAATCCGAAATCCTGCCCTATTCCTACCTTTTTGCATTCCCGTGGGAACTCTTTCACAATACCCCATTTCTTGAACACCGCACCTTCTGCCACATCAGCCCAACGGCCGATAACGACATGAGCGTACTTTTCAGGATTGTTCGCTTTCATATCCTCCACTTCTTTCAAGAACTCTGGTGAAAGATTCTCTAGGTTATCTAGGTAGGTAGTATGAATGTGGAGTACATTCGGATGTGTGGAAACCTGAACTTGCACACCATCAATCTCTACAAGCTTGTGAGTATTCTCTATGTACTTTTTATAGATGAAGTGATTGGAATCACACGGATTCATTATAATGATAATCCGGTTCTGAATCCCCTTTTTACGGATAGAGAGCATTATTTTATCGAACTCTTCCTCATTCGTCCACTCTTCCGCTTCATCACAGACGAAAGTAGTAATCCCCTGAATAGATTTTAGTTTTGCTGTCTGATTACCAGAAGAAGTCTTGATGCCTCGGAACATGATACGGCTATTAGTCATTTTATTGACTATATCCGTCTTGGTAGTCTTGAAATACTTAGTTGTTCCGTCTAGCTCTATCTTCTCCATCATTTCGGGAATGATAGACATACCAGCGGAAACCATCGTGTAACGGGTGTAGAGAACCTGATGCACTATCTTCTCTACGGGAGTCATTTCAAAAGTCAACCGTTCAATAAAGGTGGAAGCATTGAAGGATTTGCCGGAGCCACGACCGCCGGTGATAAGAATAATGAATTTATCCGTATCAGTGTATAATGGATAGTAAATTTCTTGAGGTACTATCATTTCAGCTTGTCTTTAATCCAGGAATCAATACTAATACCGTGGTTTATGTCGGCAGGAATATCAGCATCTTCATCCTGTTTACGTTCAATCCTCCTCCAGTCTTCATCGTAATGGTACAACCATGTCATTTGAGCACTCAAATTGGGAGCCAATTCACCTTCTACAGTTTGAACTTCTTCCTCACCTGTCAGTTTACCGTCCTTATCCCGCAGCTTTCGAACAGTAGTGTTCTTTGTTTTGATACCACCAAGGGCCATAGCAAGGAACTTTGCTCGGACAAGAGAGTTTATTGCACAACGCGCGCGTGAGAGGGTTTGACTTAATTGACTGAACTCTTTTTTCTTCCTACAAAAAGTTTCCGGTTCAATTCCAATGGCATGAGCTATTTCTCCGTCAGTGAATCCCTTTTTGGCATACGACTCTACGAGAGAAAGAAATTCCTCGCTTGCGTAATCAAACTTAGGCTTTCTTCCTCCTTTACCTTTTTTGTTTTGAGATTCACTTTTTGTCATAATCTTATCCGTTAGCTAAACCTCGGCTAGCAGTTGTGTAACCCCTTCTATCTCTGAATTTGGAGAAAGGAAGCAGTGAAGAGTCTACTTTTAAACTTCTTGCCAGATTTTGGGTTACATTATACCCTGCACGAGAGATTCGTTGGTTATTTGATATGTTTCTTGCAATATTACCACTTGCTGCATAGGTTTTTCTCAACCTTTTTGTTGTTGAAAGAATTTCGCTGTAACTTCTTTGTCTTTTTCTGACTCTGCTTTCCTCCTATAATTAATCTATTCTCTCTACTTGTTCATCGAATACCTCTCCCTTGATAAATTTCATATCTGGATCATAACCGAACCTTTCACAGAAAGCCGCTTTAGCTTTATAGGAATCAAAGGACAACATCACGTAGGCATCCATGTCCTCGGCTTGCTTTTGTGCGTTCTCCTTAACCTGCTGCTTGACCTCTTTCATGTGAACAACCTTTTCGGCACGCTCTAACTGTTTAGCGGCTTTATCGGCTTCTTTCTGTTCGGTAACAGGCGACATCATATCAGACAAAGCATCAGCAATGGAGCTTTCTTCTTCAGTCTGCAACAGATAATCAACACCAATCATGTTTAGGTCAGCATCAGTCAGACCAGCATCTTTCCAATCAATGTCAGGAACAATCTGTGCAAGAGCATCAAAATCCCATGTACCCTGTGCGTTCGGGTTGTTCATCAGAATATTTAATTCCTTCTCCTGTTTTTCGTCCACATCTATGACATCAACACGAATGCGATAGTCGTTATCGGGGAACTTCTGCAATTCGTCCATAACAGTCAAACGTTGGTGTCCGCTGACTACTGTAAGACCTGTACGCTTATTAACGACAATTCCACCGACTAACCCGAATTTCTTGATACCACGTTTTAATGTCTTACGTGATTCATCAGATAGTTTTCGAGGATTATAATCAGCGAAGTGAATGGCAGAACGATTAAGTTCTACCGATTCACTCTTTATGTATTTACTTAGTTCCATGTTATCCATTGCTTAAACCTGTTGCACGATTAGCTACCTGTTTACGCGCTAGTTTTCCCATGGTACTATTATAGGCATTAACTATACTTAAATTACGCCTTGTAAATCTCGTGCCATACCGGCTTTCAGCTTCTCTCTGTAATCGAGAGGCTTGAGCTGTTATTTGTGATGCAGTTTTATTTCTTCTTCTGACTCGGCTATTTGTTTTTTATTATTATACTCAAATAAAATTCTTTCACTCATAGGAAATACCCGATAGATTCGTTGTAAATCCTGCGGATAGTTCTCTTTTAACCAAAGCATACAATCAAGATTGAAACCTACTCCCGAACTGGCTTTCAATGAATATCGAACTGGTTCGGGTAAATTGTACTGCCTCATATAAGCAAGAATATCCTTTTGTGTCCAATCAGCCAAAGGATAAACCATACCGTTATTCTCGTAACCGTTTACCTCATACCCCTTCAGCATAAGCCTACGATTCATACTATCGGCTTTCTTCATCCCCAAGAACGTGTAATAAACTCCATACTTTAGCTGCATAGCTTGTACTACATCAGCTAACTTCAACAACTTAACTTTTGGATTAGGGACACAATACAACCCACCACGAAGAATGTAAGTAAGATTCCAGTGAGGCACTTGCACAAACTCAATCTTTGGATATTTGGCTTTTGTCCAGCCAATCCATCGGTTTATGTGCTCCAAGTCTTTGACGAAGTACATAAACACACAAACGATCCGATCAAACTTTGGATAGATTAAATCAAGTAAGACAAGCGAATCTTTACCCAAGGATAAAAACAGTAAAGCCTCATTCGATTTTACCCGAATAAGGTCTATATACCGGTTCGCTTGCTCAACTTTATTCATAGCTAACCACCAGATAATCCAAATGAAACACGAAGATCACCGTAACGTTGTCTACGTGAACCTAACTGTGTGGCACTTGCTGTACCTCTACGATTGGCAACCAATCTACCACCTGCCCCTGCACCATTCATATTTCT